ATGTGGGAGATTGTTTGACAGTCTCCCATATTTTTCGTATATTAATAAATAAATAACAATTAAAAACATGAGTAAATTTCTAAGTTTGGAATGGTTCAAAAACAAAGTGGACCATTCAGTAGAGAAGGTAATTGAGAAGAAACTTGATGCCTTAATGAACCAGCAAGATGAAGAAGCTGGACAACCATTCAGCAGCGCTAAGCTTGTAAATGATGTACTAACTGTTGTAATGAACGATGGTTCTGTAATTACCAAGATGGATGCTACAGAGGATCACTATGCAGCTGTACAGGTAGCAAAGAATGTAGCAGAGCTGTATTCTATTGTTAGTGACCCTAGTGTTGTTAGTGAGAAGATTGAAGAAGAGAAGAAGTTGGCAAGACTTAAAGCTCTTCGTGAGGGACTCTCTGTTCTGAAAGAGAGTGGTGAGTTCACAGTGGATGGAGATAGTGTATACTTCAAAGGTATATCTAGATCTCTACCACAACTACTAGTTGAAGAACTTATCGATGAGGTGAGTCGTGCTAAAGAGTTGGGTATTCCACTAAATGATTCTGATGGATATCAGTCTCTCAAGCGATTCTTTATGTGGTGTGCACTTAATCCAAGAGCTGAGGTGGCACATGAGCTATACAGATTCTTGAAAGAGAACAGCTTCCGTATCACTAAGCAAGGATTCTTTGTAGCACTACGTAATGTTGTTACACTACATGGAAGCCCAGAGCTTGTACACTTTATCTCTAATACTTACAACAAGGTGAAAGCTGTCTGGAAGAAGAGCCCAGATGACTACACTGTGTTCCTAGAAAATGGTGAATACAAGCTTGTACATGATGATAAGCTATATCGTGAAGAAACACACACTAGTACAAGTTGTCAAGAGTGCTTGGGAGAAGGTGGTTACTATGATGATGGTGATTATTATGAAGATGAAGATGAATGGAATGAAGGTGAGTGGATAGAATGTGATACATGTGGTGGTACAGGTGAAGTGGAACCTTATGAAGTAACAAACACTGTACGAGTAGATCATGGAGAAGAGATAGGTAAACTTACAGAGCTCTATCTAGACCTACCTAACAGACATGAGAATCGTTTCACAGATGATTGGACTAAAACATTTGATATTCGTGTAGGTAAGGTGGTTAACATGCCTAAGGAAAGTTGTAACTGGTCAACACAAGATTGTGCTGCAGCTGGTTTACACTTCACTTCTGACCAGATACACTATGTAGGATGTGGTGATCAGTCTGTACTTGTTCTTATCAATCCTATGAAGGTAGTTGGTATTGGTGCACACAAGGGTAGATGCTATGAGTATTTACCAATCATGACTGTACCAAGAGATGAGGCTACAGAGATTCTTCATGACAATCAGTTTGACACTCTACAGCTTGATGAAGAGTATGCAATCCGTGAGCTTGAAAACCTTGAGATTAAGGTGCAAGAAGGATTTGTAGCTGAGACCAGTAAGTATGAATTCAACTTACCAAATGTTAGCAGTTCTGACATACGTAATATTGTAGGAAGCTTAGAGGATATGAAGGCTGAGATACGAGATAGAATCGTATCTTTAGATTAATTAATTGGGGGATAGCATTTATTTTGTATATTTGTTATTCCCCATTAATTTAAACTTATGGCAAAGAAATCAACAAGAAAGCCTAGAGTTCCTAGGACTAGAAATGCTGGCACAATGACAGAAGCAGCATTCTGGTCTATGATTAGAAGCGCTCTAAGGCAGAAAAGCAGATGGTGGAAGCCAATTGCTGAATGTAAGAAGCTTGCAAGGCGAGCGTACAAAGGAAAGAATAAAAGACAGAGGTGGGAATACAAATGCAACAAATGTAAGGAGTGGTTCAAAAGTGATCAAGTTAATGTTGATCATATAGAACCTGCAGGAAGTTTGAATTGTTCACAGGATTTACCATCTTTTGTGGAAACACTCTTTTGTGAACAAGAGAACTTACAAGTGTTATGTAAAACTTGCCATGACCAGAAAACAAAACTGGAAAAACAATTAAAACAATTTAAGAAATAATGAACAGAGAATTATTGAGATCGCTCACAAAGCCTGAGCACTATGATTCACAGACTAATATAGATGTAATAGACATATGTCATATGTACAACATATCTTTCTCTCGTGGTAACATAATCAAATATGTTATCAGGGCAGGTAAGAAGAACGATGAGTTGAAAGATCTATATAAGGCTTTAGATTATTTACAAAGGGAAATACAATACATTAAAAACCAATCACAATGATAAAGGGACAAACAAATACAGAAGCAAACTATAGGGCTGTCATGTTGGACAGCTCTAGTTCTTTAAAGGATTTTTCACTTGATAGAAAGAAATACTATAGAAAATATATCCTTAATGAACCAATTAATGAGAAAGAAACAGCAGCTGCTAACATGGGTAGACTAGTGGAGACACTATTGTGGGAACCAGATCTTTTCGAAGAGAAGTTCTTTCTATCTTCTTGTGCAACACAACCAACAGGACTTATGTTGGAGTTCGTTGAAGCGTTGTACAGAGTGACTAGAGATTCTACAGATGAGTCTGGAGAGGTGACTAGAGACTTTGAAAGCTTATCAAGAGAAGCATATGATCTATCTTCCTTCAAGATAAAGTATGAGGCTGTCATCAAGAAGTTTGTAGGTAGTGATGCAGAGCTATACTATCATGAAATCAGAAAGGTGAGAGCAAACAATCTAACTGTAGTGAACAGCTTAGATGTAACTATGGCTGAAAAGATCGTAGAAACACTTAAGCAAAGCACTGTCACATCAAAACTTGTCACTCTTGTCAATAGTGCAAGATACAATGTGTTTTGTCAAATGCAAGTTGAAGACTATGTTATAGATGGACATGCTTTTAAGTCTATGATGGACTGGGTAGTGGTAGATCATGATGCTAAAACTATTCAGGTGTATGATTTGAAGTGCACATGGAATGTAGAGAACTTCTTTGAGGAATACTATTTGTATAGAAGAGCATACATCCAGGCATTCTTGTATAAGAAAGCTGCACAACACATGGCTAATGATGACATGCTTGAATACTATGGGTATGAAGTACTCAATCCTAGATTTATTGTTTGTGATAGTGCAAACTTCTATAGTCCAATAATATATACATTGTCTGAGGAAGACATGAATGATGCTAAGAATGGCTTTGAGTACAAGGGTAGAACCTATCCTGGTGTTAAAAGCTTGATTAGTGATTTGAAATGGGCAACAGAGAATAACATGTGGGATGTTAGCCAAGGAACATTCGAGGCTGATGGAGTAGTTAACATACGAAATAGATAATAATGACAATTAAGAAAACGATAACCAGTATATTTATGGTTCCAACTCTAAGGATTCCAAAAAACGCATTGAAAAATAATGGGTTTATAAATGGTTATGTTGAAGATGCAGAGAGAGATTTTCAGTATCCTGATGCTGTTTATCTCTTGTTTCTGCCTAAAGACATACCAAAGTTTAGAGAGTTCCTTGATGATGAGTATGAACGTACAGAAAACATTATTGAGGATTATGATTATGAAGGAGGATTTGTAGTTGTTGTATACAAACTTGACAGTAGATGGAGAAAAGACTATACTCTTATCAAACAGGGTAAGTATTCTAAAACCTCTGACAGCTTTCAGAAGCTGTTTCCAAAGGTTATAAAAATTATGAAGAATGGCTTACATAGAGATGAGGTGTCCCTGCAGTATCGAGTGTTCAATAAGACAGAAGATATGATTGAGTATTGGGAGAACAAGATAGGTATTGAATGGGATGATGAGTTTGAAGTGTGGGAAGGATATGACAAGAACAAAGAAATACTTCATATAAACAAGTTAAAAGATAGTGTAACAGATAAAGTATAATTATGAATGCAAAACAATTATTAGAAGAAAACCCTTTATCAAAAGATAAGTTGAAACTGTGGTTCACAAACCAACTAACAGCTCAGCTTGAAAACTTTGAGGAGGATGATAACTTCAAAGAGTTTATGGTAAAGTCAGGAATCACTGATGACCAGATAGAAACTATATTCACCAAAGGAGGTAGAGGTTGCCTTGATTTCTTTGATGAAGAAGGTTTGATTATATCAGTGGTACATAATTGGAAAGACAAAACCTTTTCATATTATGTTAATGATGATAAGCCCCAAGGATCATTCAGTAAGAGAACAGATGCAGAAACTGCTGTTCTTCAGGAATGTATCAAGACCCTTGAACAAACATTAACTGAAAAAGAGGAGACAGATGACAACTCAGAGAATTAAAGAACTAGTAGAAGATTATTTCAATGTAGATCTATCAGAGAAAACCAGGAAGAGAGAGCTAGTTCATATCAGATTTTTATATTATAACTTAGCATATCACCACGCATCAGATGGTTTAAGTCTAACTGCTGTAGGTAACACTATTGGTGGTTTTGATCATGCCACTGTGTTGTATGGTCTTAGACAGTATAAGAATCTGTATGAATTTGACAAGCCTTTTAGACGCAGAGTTAATCCTTTTCTAAACGAAATAGAAGAAGAGATTAACAAGAGTAGTGTCAACAGTAGAAGAACTATACACAGACAGATAAGGCGATTGAAGGAGAGAATTCTTCAGATGGAGAAACAATTGGAAGATATAGAATAAATTTTACAAATAATTATGAGAACAATTGGAAAAATTATAGTAGATTTGCTTTCTAGCAATCACATTTCAGCTGACGAAGCTGAGTTAATGATCAATAAACTTTCTAGGGATGGTAAGTCATTAGGTTTTCAACCTAAGAGGACTGCTAGTCCCTATTGGTATCAAACAAATACAATGAACGATGAGAACAGCTGAAGAATTCAATCTAACATATGAGCTAGTTATGGATGGTCCAGGGCTAGTTATAGAAGTTCCTGCAGTGGTTCAATATTTGAATCAAGTATTTGATGATCTACTAAAGATAGAGGGATTTAAGTGTAAAGAGATATCTACTATCCGTGGTATACCACGTGTAGAAACTAACCTCAATGAGATTTTACCATTCGTTGGTAGAATAATCAATGAGCAGTTAGAGGAGAATCTTAGTCTTATGTTGAAAGTGGAATTCGAAGTAGAGCAACGATTGCTATCGTTGAATTTAGACAAACACGGTAAACCTATAAATCATGAATAAGAACATTTTTATGCCAAGGGTCAATATTCTCCCTTATGAATATCCACAATTACTAGACTACAAAGATGCAATCAGACACTCGTATTGGATTGATACAGAGTTTAACTTCACTGAAGACATACAAGACTTCAAGGTGACAATTACAGATGAAGAACGTGATGTTATCAAGAAGACTATGCTTGCTATAGCTCAGATTGAGGTGAATGTAAAAACCTTTTGGGGTGATTTGTACAAACGTATGCCTATTACAGAAATAGGTGATGTGGGATTCACATTTGCTGAATCAGAAGTGAGACATAAAGATGCATATGCCAGACTGTTAAGAATTCTTGGGCTAGAAAAAGAGTTTCAGAATGTAGTTGAGGTGCCTGCTATAGAAGGGCGCATCAAATATTTGAAGAAATACTTAGATGGTACAAGATCTAGAGACAACAAGATGTACACTAAGTCTGTGCTGTTGTTTTCTTTATTCATAGAGCACGTTAGTTTGTTTAGTCAATTCCTCATTATGATGAGCTTTAACAAAGAGAAGAATGTCCTGAAGGGGATATCTAATGTTGTTGAGGCTACAAGTAAAGAGGAAGAGATACATGGTAACTTTGGAGCAGAGCTCATCAATATTATTAAGAAAGAGAACCCTGAGTGGTTTGATGAAGAGTTTGAAAACCTTATATACTCAGCATGTAAGAAAGCTTACGCAGCTGAGTGTGGTATATTAGATTGGATCTTTGAAAAAGGAGAACTTGAGTTTCTACCAAAGGAAACAATCCAGCACTTCATCATGAACCGTTTCAACAACTCACTTAAAAAGATTGGAATGAAGCCAATGTTTGGTGTGGACAATGAGTTATTAGCATCAACTAAATGGTTTGACATAGAAATCACTGCTACTAAAGAAGGAGACTTCTTCTATAAGAAGCAAGTGGATTATAATAAAAAGAGTAAGAGTATAACTGTAGACGATTTATTTTAAAATGGAATATAAAAGATATTACTGGCTTAATGAAGACAGTAGAATGTTCTTGTCCAGGGGATATCTAGATGAGTCCCCTGAGCAAAGAATACGAGATATAGCAAACGTAGCTGAGAAGTATCTAAACATGCGTGACTTTGCACACAAGTTTGAAGACTACATGTCTAGAGGTTTCTATAGCTTATCAACACCTGTATGGATAAACTTTGGTAAAAGAAAGGGTTTACCTATCAGTTGTTATGGATCTAATGTAGATGATACACTAGATAGTATACTAAATGCAGGACGTGAGATAGGTATGATGTCAAAGAATGGTGGTGGTACAAGCGCCTATCTAGGAAACATTAGACCAAGAGGAACTAGCATTAGTACAGGAGGTAAGGCTGATGGACCAGTGCATTATGCAAGAATCTATGACACTGTTGTAGATGTTTGTAAACAATCTGCAGCTAGACGTGGAGCATGTGCTGTCTATCTACCTGTGGAACATGCAGACATAGAAGAGTTTCTAGACATTGGTACAGAGGGTAATCCTATTCAGAATCTTCAGTATGGTGTTACAGTTAGTGATGCCTGGTTGAAGAGTATGAAAGCTGGTAGTAAAGAGAAACGTAAGATATGGGCTAAGATTATTCAAAGACGTAATGAATTTGGATTCCCATATATTATGTTTAAGGACAACTCAAACAATGAGACATCTCCTTATAAAGAACTAGGGTATGAAATTACAGCTAGTAATTTATGTAGTGAAATACAGCTTCCTACAGACAGCTTCCATAGTTTTGTGTGCTGTTTAGGATCTATCAACTTGTTACACTGGGATGAGATAAAAGAAACAGACGCAGTGGAAACATATGTGTTGTTCTTAAATGCAGTGATCAATGAGTTTATACAAAAGGCAGAACACCTTCCAGGTATGAAGCGAGCTTGGAGATTTGCCAGAGAACACAGAGCTATTGGTGTAGGTGTACTAGGATATCATTCCTACTTCCAGTCTAAGCTTATAGAGTTTGAATCACTAGAAGCTAAACAACTTAACCATCAGATCTTCAAGACATTGAAAGAACGTACAGAAGATGCTTCTAGATGGTTACATGATGCTAAGGGGTATAAGTCTATTAGAGAAGGCTTTGCTAACACTACACTTATGGCCATAGCACCAACTAAATCTAGTTCGTTCATCCATGGTCAGGTGAGTATGGGTATTGAACCTATCAAGTCTAACTACTTCATCAAGGATCTTGCTAAGAGTAAGACAGTGTATAAGAATCCGTTCTTAGAAGCTGAGCTTGAGAAGTATGATATGAATAACGATGAAACATGGGAGTCTATTCTTAAGAAGGATGGATCTGTACAGCATCTAAAGTTTCCAACTAAGGCTGTATTCAAATCCTTCATAGAGATAAGTCCTAAAGAACTAGTTCTGCAGGCTGCTCAAAGACAGAAGTTTATTGATCAGTCACAGAGTCTAAACTTAATGATACACCCAACTGTATCTGCTAAGGATATCAATCAATTATATCTTTATGCACATGAAGAAGGGGTAAAAACACTCTATTATCAGTTCAGCCAGAGCTCAGCTCAAGCATTTGCAAGAAACATTCTTGACTGTGCAAGCTGTGAAGGCTAATCAAATTAAGTAAAAAATGTGTAGTTAAGGGTTGTATATACCATATACATTTTATACATTTGAACAATGAAAGATATTACTATCTTGAATTCTGATAATTTGGATTAAATATTTCTGTTCTGTTTTTAATTGTGAAAGGGGCCTTGGAGAAATCTAAGGCCTTTTTTTGCTTGGAAAATAGACTAGAATTAACTATATTTGTATGTAATAATAAACAATTAAAAATGGCAAAAAAGCAAGAATCAACCGTAGACAAGTTCCAGGAAGCACTGGAAAAACTAAACAAACAGTATGGAAAGGGAACCGTACTAGCACTAGACAGCAAAACAGAAGGCACTTATGATGCAATCAGTACAGGGTCAATTGGATTTGACTGGATTACATTAGGTGTTGGAGGTTTTGTAAAAGGTAAAATGTATGAACTTATGGGCTGGGAGGGCACAGGTAAATCTACAATATGTGGACATGCTGTAGCTAGCTGCCAGACTAAAGGAGGAAAGGTAGTTTATATTGATGGCGAACATGCTGTTGATAAAAACTATTTTGAAGCACTAGGTGTAAATACATCAGAGATGTTAATTGCTCAACCATCATCAGGTGAAGAAGGTTTTAACATTGCTGTAGAGATGATGCAGTCAGGAGAAGTAGATTTAGTAATCATTGACTCAGATAGTTCACTTATTCCTAAAGCTGTGTTAGATGGTGATGTTGGAGATCATGCAATTGGTAAGAAGGCAAGACTAAACAGTGGTGCCTATCCAAAGATTAAAAGCATTGCTCATAGTACAAACACATGTGTTATTGTAATCTCTCAGTATCGTGAGAAGATTGGTGTTATGTTTGGTAACCCAACCACTACACAAGGAGGACATGCTCTTAAGTTTTATTCTGATTGTAGAATAGAAGTGGGCAGATCTCTAGCAAAAGAAGGACAAGAAGTGTATGGTAACATCACAAGAGTGAAAGCTACCAAGAACAAGATGAGTCCTCCATACAAGAAATCAGAGTTTGAGATTGTGTATGGTGTAGGTATTGATAAGGTGGGTGAAACTTTACAGCTGCTGCATGAGTTTGGATTAGGTCGTAAGTATGGTAAGACATATACATTTGATGATGTAAAATATGACCTAGAGGAGTTCAAGCAGATGATACTAGAAGATGTTGAGTTCTTTGATAAACTAAAGACTACAATTGTAAACGCTATTCGTGGTGTAGAAGAGGAAGAAAAAAAAAGTGAAGTTGTGAACTATGAGCAGGCTAAAACTATTGAAGTGGTAGCGCCTGAAGAGCTTACACCAGATCTATTTGATATACCTGAGTTATGAAATGTATAGTGTGTGGAGCAAATTCAGAGTCTGAATACTGCTTCAAACATAAGCCTAGAAAACAACTGTCTGGCAACAGGGGATTTAAAAAGCCAACACTAGCTACCAAACCTACAGTTAGTGTTGGTAAATCCCAACCAAACACAGACCATATAATATTCAAAGAGGTTTGGAAAGAAAGACCTCACAAGTCTGAAGTTAGTGGTGCATATCTAGGTAAGGAGGCGCTAAGTTTGTATTTTCATCACATACTTCCTAAAAGTAAGTACCCACAATTTAGGAATCTTAAAGAAAATATCATACTTTTGACAGCTGATGAGCACGCTAATGTAGAAAGTGACATCTATAGATATGAAAAAATAAATGAGATACGAGAGTATCTAATTGATAAATATAAACTAAACATATGAAAAACCAATTCTTTTACACTCGTAAAGAAGCTGTACAGGGAACAGATCCTGTAGAGTACAAAGAGTACACGGACAGCATCAATCTTAACAAAGTAATTCGTAGCGTTCAGATGAATGATGACTCAATTGTTGTGTTATTAGATGACATGCATGAGCGTATTACAGAAGTACCTAACATCAATCCTAAGAACAACAAGGTGATTGGTACAAAGAAGAAGGTAGATGTATACCAGACAGAAGCCTATCTATATGGAGAAGATATAGAACGATTTAGAAAACTAACAAATATTGAGAACAATGGCTAAAAAACCATACAAAAAACTTCTTGGAAACCGCATCTATGTAGAGATTCCTAAGAAGGAAGAGACTAAATTAATTGTTGATGAAAACACCAAAGAAGCTCTGCAGCGTGAAATGCTAAAGAGAATGTCTAAGCTCACTGTATTTGATGTAGGAGACCTAGTAACTAACATTAAAGCAGGTGATGTTATACTTGCAGATCCAGGCAAACTAAAAGATGCTATGGTGATTCCTTTATCTGATGATAAAGATGTACTACTTGTGTCCCCATTTGACGTAATACACGTTTGGTAATGAGCTCCCTCCCTTTTATATCGTGTAAGTGTATCACATACGGACGAGTGGATACACTAGAAGAAGCACTGTATAGCTTTCTCATACAGGACTATCCTAAAGATAAGTGTGAATTAGTTATAGTGAATGATTATCCTGAGCAAGAATTAGTCTATGATCATCCTCAGGTGACCATTTACAATCTGGATAGTACATTTCCTTTGATAGGAGAGAAAGAGAACTATGCTATTGAGCGATGTAAAGGGGAGCTTATTGCTGTTTGGGACGATGATGATGTAGCTATGTCTAATCATCTTCAGAACATAGCTAAACACTGGCAGCCAGACACTAACATTATACACTGGGAAACAGGTGTGTTCTATAATGAACCATCCATTACGTCTATAAGTGGTGTAGGTAACTCAGGTATAGTGTATAGTAAAGATGTATGGGAAAGAATAGGTAGAAGTCCACTAGAAAATGCTGGTGGAGATATGACACTTACAAATAGAATACATGCACTAGGAGGTAAACTTAATGTAAAGATGCCACCAGATCAAGCTTCTTGGTTTTATATGTGGGGTGGTAGAGGATATCACCAGTCAGGTATGGGCACAGATGATGGTAGCAGACCTAACATTATAGAAAGACACTCAGCACATATAGAGAAGCTTAGAAGACAAGGTGTGATTCCTACAGGACGTGTACATCTTAGTCCTAAGTGGAAGAAAGACTACGCACAAATGTTAAAAGATTATGTCTCAAATTCATTTACTTCTAGTTAATAGAAATCTTCTAGAGACAACCAAGAACACTGTAGAATTCCTACGTAAAGAACAAAGAGTCAAGATACATATACTTGATCAAGGATCTACATACCCTCCCTTATTAGAATGGTATAAAACTATACCAGAAGATATTATCTACTGTGGTAATGAAGGGCCATATTCATGTTGGCACCCAAAATACAAACATTTTAGAAAAAACTACTTCATTGTAGCAGATAGTGACTGTATATATAATGGAGTTCCTGATGACTGGTTAGACGTTATGCTTAATGCACTAGACCACTCAGGAGCATTCAAGGTGGGATTCTCTCTAGAGATAGATGATTTACCTAACAGTGAGCTTGGTAGGGAAGCACATGCACATGAGAGTAAGTATTGGGAAAAGAAAACACCTTATGGGTGGGATGCTCACATAGACACTACATTTGCTCTGTACAAGAGCTATTCACCCTTCTCTTACGATGGACTTAGATTAGATAGACCATACACTATACAACATGCACCGTGGTATTTAGATGTTTGTTGTATCCCTGAAGAGTGGGAATATTATTTAGAACATGCATCCTCTGTATCTACATGGGGAAGTAAAATTAAAAAACAGAAGAAATGAAAAGAAAATGTAATAAGTGCAAGAAGAAAAGACCTTCTTGGATGTTTAAAACAGACGACAAGAAAACTTGCAGAAAATGTGAGTATAGATGGTGGCGTGAAGTGCTTAAGATGATGGTGAGGGATAGAAGACTTTCTCCTGTAGAAAGACTAGCTACAAGACTAGGATATATGGGTGTAGGCTTTCTTATAGCAGGTCAGTGGACTATTAATCCTGTATTGTATATGATGGGATTCTGTTGTGTGCTTATACAAGTTGCAACAAGAAGACAATGGAATCTGGTGCTATTACAACTCAATGGGTTGATAGCATGGACCATACACTTCTTTAACTCTCTATAATAAAAAAGCCCCAATCAAGGGGCTTATATTATTTACATCCGTATTTACATTTCTTTTTTACAGACTTACCTTTCTTTGCATAACCCATTTTGTTACGCACAGCTGTAGGTAATTTTTTAAGTCCTACTTGTTTAGCTGTAGGCTTCTTTAACTTCTTACCAGCCTTAGCTTTCATTTTGGATTTAGGTGGTACCATAGAGGCAGCTTTGCCACCATAGCCCATCTTTTTAACTTTCTTACCAGCTTTGGCTTTCATAGACTTACCATAGCCAGCTTTCTTTACTTTGGATCCTGACTTAGCTTTTTTCATAGTTTTGCCATATCCTGCTTTTTTATGCATTGCCATAATTTTATAATTTGAGAGGTTAACATTTCCACCTACGTCTAGCTTGTCTTATTCTAGAGTTAGGATTATTTCTAGTTTTTGCACTACTTCTTTTTAACTGTCCCAAACTACGAGCGCAATAAGACTTACGTCTCTTTGCAGCTTTAGATCCCTTCTTCACCTTTCCTGTAACAGCAGTTTTTAACTTGCTTCCAGGATTAGCTTTTCTATAGGCTTTTACACCTTTCTTAGTCATACCAGCACCCTTCTTGGTAGGTCTGTAGTTAGCACCTTTACCCTTAGTGGTTTTTCTGATAGGATTTTCTTTCTTACGAGCCATGGTTATTTCTTCTTTTTAGTAGATCTCTTACGCTTTCTAAGCGCACTAGTCCTCCTACCCATGCCCACTCTTTTCTTTTCAGCTACAACAGCAGCTTTACGTTTACCAACACCTTTCCATGTAACTGGTGTTTTCTTACTAATTTTCTTTGTAGGACGACATTTCTTAACGCCTTTATTCTTGGAAGATCCACAGGGGTTACCCTTTTCATCTTTCCACTTTTCCTTAAACCAACGTTTAAGAGCAGCGCCTTTCTTTGTCTTCCTTACAGCCATTAGTTCTTCACTGTTCGTTTGTTAATGATTCGTTTACCTTTACGATTCATTATCTTAACATAGTCAGTCGTTAGTTTTTTTTTAATGATGATTTCTACATCCTCATTAGCATAAACTTTTTGTATTACATTGATTATGGGGTTATCCTCA